TCCCTAAAGTTCCTAAGTGAAAAAGAACAGATGTTCGATAAAACATTGATTTCTATATACAAATGTTGTATGATGAAATCAAGGAATTTCGAAGAGCGTTCTTGCTGGGAACGGAGGGATAACATAATGAACAATGTATCTAAACAACTTATCATAGGAATGGTGAAGAAAATTGACGATTCAGATGAAAAATTTCTTCGCCAGCTCTACACCATCTTAAAAAGACATTTAGAAAGAAGGAAGCATTAGCTTCCTTTTTTTATGTTCTCCCGCAACTTGGCACTGAAATCACGGATTACTTCCTTTGATTTAGGAGACAATTCATGATATGTGTGCATGATTTCCTTAATCAACTTATATAAATCATTATCACTGTCTTCCAGCAATTCAGATACATAAGCAGCTTCTTCATCTTCTTCAGGAAGCTCCAAGAACATATCACCAGCTCCAGATCGGAGCCATTCCTCATTAACATTGAATGTTTTGCATATAAGAGCTATTGCGGAATCACTTGGAATGCTACGTCCCATTTCATAAGTGGCTACAGTATTACGTTTAACTTTTATTGATTCTGCGAACTCTTGTTGTGTCAGCTTTAGAACTTTTCGAAGTTCTTTAATACGTTCGTTCATTTTGCACCTCCCTTCGCTATGAACATATTATAACACACAGTGCTTGAATGCACAATAGAAAATGTTGAAATAATCAACAAAACAATACTTGACAAAAGTTTTATGTCGACATATAATTGTTTTAGAATCAACACGAAAGAGGTGAACAATGTGAGTGAAGAACAGAAAAGATTAATCGAAGAAACTGTAGAGAACCTAAAGCATTTAGACAAAGAAAGCCTCCTGGTAGTAAAGGGAAGCGTAGAAGTGCTCAAGGCAAGAGATGCAATGGAGAAAGATGGTCCAGAGAAGAAAGTGGGGTGAGAAGAGATGAATATCTACGAGGAAATCTCATTGTTTGCCAAAAGGCAAAGGGATGAAATCGATAAAGAAAAGAAAAAAAGACGAAAGCAGGTATACATTGATCCGGATTCAATCATAGGAAAGGAAATTATGTATCAAACAGCGCTGCTTCATGAAATTCTACATGAGATTAGAGGAGGCAGAACCTCCCCTAAAGAAATTAATCATTCTCAAATGCAAAAACGGAAGAATCAAAAAACTCTTTGAGTCGCTGGAATTCGATATCTGTCCATTGATGTGAATGATTATCACGATAGTTGTTTAGTAATTCTTGCATATATGCGTCGAAAAGATGGAAAATGTCTTCTGCTTCTTCACGTTCTAAAACGTTGATACAAGAATAGTAGAGAGATTCTGCAGAAGCAAATTTAGATGCGGCAACATTTAAATTTGCAACAGCTACAGAATTATCGATCTTTTCATCAAAGACATAATCATGTGAGTATTGAGCAAACAACATGGCGCGGCGCATTAGAGATTTGAAATTCTCTATAAGGACTAAATCGTCGTTATTCATAATAAAACTCCTTTCTTTTGTACTCAGCTCTAGCGAGAGCCTGCAAGGAAAGTATAGGAGAAGAAATAGAAAATAGCAAGAGAGGTGAGAAGCGTTGCCTGAGTTTAATGATGTAGTCATGAATGATGGGAAACTGTTGGAAGGAGAAAAAATAGGCGAACTTGTCAAATACATTATAAATAAGTTCGCCAAAGAAAATTTAACAAGAAATGAAGCAATTGAAATACTGGATAGAACAAAGGAGTGTACAGGAGATGCTGCTGTAATAAGAGAAGTAGATTAGAGATTTTCTTTGCAATCAGTGTTAAAAAATTGCTGTGAACTAAGAATGCAAAACAGATTTGATAGGATCAGGAAGAAATGAAAAAATACATAGCTGTCATATTAATGAGTTCTGTTTTATTGACAGGATGCAGCTCCAAAATAACAGAAGGTGAGATTTACAAGAAAGACTATCAGCCAGAAGAAACAATTATGATAATGACTCCGATGATTCATACAAATGGAAAGTCATCTTATACGACTTATATTCCGATGTTTTATCACTATCCGGACAGATGGTGCATTTGGATTAAAGCAACAGAAAAGAATGATGAGGGGGAATATGATACAGCGGAATATTACACCACAGAAGAAGTGTACGAAGAGTGTGATATTGGAGATATGTTTTCTTATGAGGAAGATAGAGATTATAAAGAAGAGCCAGTAGAGAAAAAAGAATAAATAGCAACAAGTACAAACTGTAACACATAAACTTTTCTAGGAGGTGATGCAGGTGATCGTAGAGATCAAAAAGACAGAAAGCGGATGCACATATAAATTCGATGATTCAGCTTATCTGGGGAAAAGCGAAAAAGAGCATGAAAAAGTGATCAATGATGTATCAACTATCATAAACGAGCATCTGAGATCGGGAAAAGATAAAACCGCTTAGGCGGTGGAAAGGAGGACAAGCGTGCAACAGAGAGAATTTGCTTTATACAAAAGAAGGTTACTGAGTCTGATCCCAGGAAAATTGCAGGACATTCCGAACAGGGAAGTGAAGATCAAGTTTTTCCGTTCCAGCCTGATTGAGCAGATTGAAAAGGAAAAGGACTGGCAGTTCACCGGGGAACAGGCAGCAGAGCTGATCCGGATGGCAATTTATCCAGATCTGAGATCGGAGGAAGAACGGATGCGGTACGAAGATTTCCTCATGAATAGATTGGACAGAGTTATGTCAGAGAATGAGAAATGAGCCAGAAAAGAGGAAGAAGGGAGAAAGACCACATATGGATTATCAGGTGGACGAAAACACAGGAACTGGGCTGCTGCTCTGGGACATGGGAAGAAGCGGACGAGTACGCCAGGAAGAAGAACAAAGGAGATTACATCATATTAGAATGAGCCTTTGGAGAACAAGGTTTATCACAGGCGTTGGAATGCTTGTTGGAATCTTCTATGCTTCCGGAGCAGCAATTACATATTCCATATCAGTCAAAGCACCGGAGTCAACGCTGGAGCGTGTTCTGATCGGACTGGCTGTATCAGCAAGCTTCTATGCGCTGAATTCGATCGCAAGGACGCTGGAAAAACAGATAAAAAAATAACACTTCCGGAGGTAACGGAAGTGTTGAATGCAAGACTTTTGTCTCGCAGATATTAAAGACAATATTATCTTAACATCTGTGAGGCAGAAAGTCAAGAAAAACGGGGATTCTGCCCCATTTTAATACTCGATTAAGATATTAAAGATAGAGGTATACGATGGCTACGAAGAGAGTAACACACACCTTCCGGAAGGGAGACATCCTGGAGGTAAAGGAATACCATGATGGCAGGTATGGAGCAAGAGGACTGCCAAGAGAAAAGAAGAGAAAGCCGACACCGGAGCAGATGGCAGTGGTGAATGCTATGAATAAAGCAGAGACAGCCAGACACAGATTGTTGGAGTACTTTGGCAAGGGAGACTACTTCCTGACATTGACGTACAAGGTAGAAGAGAGACCTCCGGACATGGCGAAAGCAAAGAAGGATTTCACGAATCTGATAAGTAAGCTAAGAACAAGATACAAGAAAGAACAGATCGAATTGCGCTGGATCCGGAACATTGAGAAAGGGACCAAGGGAGCATGGCACGTTCACATGGTCATCACCGGATGCCGGGATACAATCCGCTGGGTAGAGGAATGTTGGCCACATGGTGGAATCTATGCAGAACAACTGGAGAAAAGCAAATACTACGAAGAGGATTTCTCACAGCTCGCATCCTACATTACCAAAAACGAGAAGGTGGGAGAAAAGAGGGAGGATGGAAAGAGGGACAAGCCAAGACTCAGCGAATCCAGTTACAGCACTTCGCGGAACATGCCGCTGAAACCACCAAAGAAGAAAAAACTGGCAAGATGGCCAAAAGAGATCAAACAAAAGAACGGCTATTACATTGCCAAGAGCTATGAAGGAATCAATCCGGCCACTGGGTTCAAGTACCGGAGATACACATTGATCCGGTTGAACAGGAGGATTTGAAGACATGAAGACAGTGAAAGTCTACATAGAGACAACCGTCACAGGACCATTTGTCCGGGATGGGAAATATGGTGCAGCTTTAGTGTTTACTAAGCAAAACGGAGAAGTGAAGGACTTGTTTGTACAGGGTGAAGAAACAGAGACAACACATAACCGCAGCGTACTATTAGCCATGATTCGGGCATTCCAGAGATTCACAGAGCCATGCCATATCATATTCTACACAAGGAATACATTTATCCGTGACATGGTTCAGGCAGACAATCCGGAAAAGTGGAGACGGGCAGAGTGGAGAAAGTCGGATGGAAAAGACATACAGAACAAGGAACTATGGCAGTTGTTCCTGGAAGAGAGTGAAGAACACGAGATAGAGATCGTATACGAAAACAACAGTGAGTATAAAAGGACGCTTGAAGCGTACTTACAAGGAGAAGAGGTATAAAGATGTTTGAGAAGTTTGGAGAATTTGATTCTTGCGAGGAGATCAACCGTGCAGCCAAAGCACAGTTGGAAGAGGGAGACTTAGAAGCGATCAAGACAATCGCAGAGGAGAACGGACTGGATCCGGAAGACGCAGAGGACTTTTGCACCGGTGCAATTGAAGAGCTGACGACACCGATTCTTGCGGCTATTGGAAAACTAGAACTGGAAGCGAAGGACCTGAAACTGGAAGGAGCACTGAAGGACTGGACAGATTGCATCAAACAATCTTGCATGGAAAATGAAGAGATGGCTCTTGCAGTCAGAAGGAAAGGAAAATCTCTGAAAGATTGCATGGCAATAATCTTGAAGAAAGCGTTCGGGGAAAAGACACAGTTAGATGACAGAATCACCAAGGCAGCAGGCTTGAGACCACCACTGTATATTAGCATTCCAGGAAAGGCACAGATCAAAGAGATCGTGAGAGAGTACTATCTAGGTGAGAAAAAATGATCGTATACAAGGGATTTAATGAGAAACTGCAGGCAACCCACGGAAAGGGAACATTCCAGTATGAACAGGGAAAGACCTACACGGAAGAGAAAAGTAAGACAAGATCCACGGGATTCCATGCGGCAGAATACATCCTGGATTGTCTGAACTGGTACACGCTTGACGGAAAGAACCGTTTCTTCCGGTGCGAGGCAGGCGGAAGCATAGACGAAGAAGAGGGCTGTTCAATGGTCGTATCCACGGAGCTGACACTGAAAGAAGAGCTGAATCTGACAGAAATCGCATTCGCAGCAATGAGATACATTATTGAGCATCCAAAAAGAGATTGGCGCGTGATCACTAGCGGAGTGTGTGTACAGGAAGATGATGCGGAGGCGATCGGAACAGATAAGATTGCAATTGCGAGAGGCAAAAACCCGGTCGTAGCAGGAAATCGTGGAACCGTAATCGGACTGATCCTTGAAAATGCTGACGGAGAGATTATCGCAGCAAGCATCCGGAAAGTGGATGATGTGCAGACGAAAGACTCCCAGTATTACACGCTGACACCGGACAGGAGATGGGTGGAGGTGCATGTATGAGACGGAAAGAAATTGAACGGCTGAAACCGCTGAAAACCAAAGAGGAGGGACATGTAGCGACATTACAGGAACTGGGACAAGTCCTTATTCTGAATATATTTTTCGACAGAGAACTACTGACGAAATATTGCATCAACTATGAGACAGGAGAACATGAGTATTGGAGAGAAAAGGACGGATGGAGAAAAGGCTCTATCATGTCTGCATTGAATGAGAAGTGGCGAAACTGGGAGTGGAGACAGTATGAGAATTATCCAAAGCTGGAAACGAAAGATGCGAAACGCCTCAGTAAGCTGATCAAGCAGAGGTCGTGGGACAATAACGGCTGGGAGAGAATCAGAGCGTTGGAGGGAGAGTATAACAGAAAAATCAGATGGAATACAGCAGTAAACAGACATGAACGACTGATGGACGTGATGAGAAAAGTTCCGGATGCGCCAAAAGATCTGCGGAGCTGGTTCTTCAAGAGATCTGCCGGGGAAGATTATATGTTCCGTGACCGGAATACGAAAGAATATACCTGTACGAACTGTGGAGAAGCAAGTACGGCAGCAGAGATCCAGAGACAAGATGGAGGGAAAAAGATCAGGCATAACGACATGGTGTTCTGTCCAAATTGTGGGAAGCTGGTAATGGCCAAAACAAGAACAGACCATATTGTGAAGAAAACGGAGAGCTGCTATCTGTTAGAACCAGTAGACGAAGACACAAGTGTGCTCAGAATCATAGACGCAACTGTTGGATGGGAAAGAGACAGACATTATGTACAGCTTGAGGATGAGATCCGGATTCTGATGTACAAGGTGTGGACAAATGGGACGAGTAAGAAAGCCTATAAGATCTATTATGAGGACTATCTGGAAGGATGGACAAAGGGCAACAGGAGAAATCTAAGGGCAAGAGAAGGATATCTCTATCCGGGAGAATTTGGAAAAATACTGGCTGGAACTATCTATGAAGATGCCTCCAATGTCCTGCGATTCCTCTCAATGCAAGGGAGAAAGCTGAATTATAACAGACTGATCTGCGGTGCAGGAAGAATCAGAGGATATTCGGAGAAAATAGAATATCTGAGTAAGGGACGGTTTTGGAATCTTCTGCGAGATACCGTAGGAAATACAGAATATCCAGGATATCCGACAACGTATTTCGGTCCGTTAAACATCTATGCAGAGAGCATAGAAGAGATGTTCGGCATCAATGACCGTCAGAAGATCAACCGGATCCGGGATGAAAACGGCGGAAATGAGTACGTGCGCTGGATGCAGTATTCTGACATGACAGGAAAGAAAATTTCGAAAGAGACGGTCGAGTGGATGATAGAAAAAAGGATTCGTCCGCTGGATATGGGAGAATCTGAAAAATACATGAGTCCTCAGAAACTCATGAATTACATCAAAAGGCAGCAGAAAGAGCAGTATCCGAATCTGACAGCAGAAAAAGTACTGGAAGAATACGAAGACTATCTTAACATGTGCAAGGCATGCAACAAGAATATGGCAGATGAGATGGTCTATCGGCCAAGAGAGTTAAAACGTAGACATGACGAGGTAGTTGTGGATCAGCAACAGATACAGATTCTAAAAGAGCTGGAAAGCAATGCGGAAGGAAAAGAAGCTTATGCGCAGGAGATGCGAGAGAAGTTCCCGGAAGCGGAAGGAATTCTGAAAGAGATTAAAAGCCGATACGAATACGAGAATGAAGAATACAAGATCATTGTACCGAACACGCTGGTGGATATCGTAAAAGAAGGACGTGCGCTGCATCATTGTGCCGGCAGCAGTGAACGATACTTTGACAGAATTGAGAGTAGAGAGACCTACATCTGTTTTTTGCGAAGACAGGGAGCACCGGGAATACCATTTTACACGATCGAAGTAGAACCGGGAGGAACAATCAGACAGCACAGAAGCTACTACGACGAAGAGCCGGGAATTGAAGAAATCAGAGTCTTTCTGAAGGAATGGCAGAAAGCAATCAGGAAACGTCTGACAGAGGAAGACAGAAAACTGGCCAAGATCAGCAAGGTCAAGAGAGAAGCAAACATAGCAGAGCTGAAAGAGAAGAATAACACAAGAGTCCTACAAGGATTAGCAGAAGATTTTCTTGAAGCAGAAGAATTGGAGGCAGTTTGATGGAATTAGCACAATATCAAAATTATGAGGAATACAAAAAGGCAATGAACACCGTACTGAACAGAACGGTAGAAGATTTTGTCATGACTGGATATCTGCTGAAGCAGGGAAGAGATAGCGATATCTTAAAGGATTCAGGATATAGCAATGTCAATGAATTTGCGTGGGCGGAATACAAGCTTGAAGCCACACAGGTATCCAGATACATCAGAATCAATGACAGATTCTCGGAGGGTGGTTACTCTCCGAGACTGCAGGAGCATTACAAAGGATTTGGCTATGCGAAGCTGGCACTGATGCTGACGCTTCCGGAAAGCGTAGCAGAAGAGCTGACACCGGCATACAGCAAGTCAGAGATCCAGGCGGTCAAAGAAGAGATAGAAAGCGAAGAGAAGATCACAGATATCGAAGTCATTTTGGAAGGCGAGAAAGAAGAACAGAAAGAACTCGACAATCTGGAAAAGGCAATCCATCAGATCTGCATGGATGAACCGGAACTGTATCTAAAACTGCATGAGGCAGTCAGAACAAGCATAGGAACAGGACGGATCAAAGAGGTGTTAGCACCGGACGGGGACAAGCTATACAGTGTAAGACCACAAGGCTGCGGAAGAATTATGCTCTATCTAAACGACGAGAAGGATGAGGTCATACTGCAGGTTGTAAGACAAGGACTGAAAGAAAAGTTTGCCTGGGAGAATATTTTAAGCTATCTTGTCCTGATCACAGAAGAGGAAGACGCAAAACAGAATTGGGAGGAGCTCTACGGACAGAAGTATCCGGAAAAAGAACGGATTGCACCAGTGCAACCGAAGAAAGAGAAGAGAAAAGAGTCGAAGGTAGTAAAGGCGAAGCTGCCAAAACCCAAAAAACCGGAGAAACAGGAGACGAAGAAACCGGTAGAGCTTCCAAACGATATTCCGGGACAGACAGAGATTGAGAAAGATTTTCCGGAAATGCTTCCGGAAGCAGGGGGAACACCGGAAATACGGAGCGATTTTATCAGAGCGGGACAGCACGAAGAGGAAAATTGCACCAGTGCAATGCCGGAACCTGTGGAGATTGTGGAAAAGCCTGTGGATAATTCAGAGCAGATGGAAGAAAATGCGAGAAACACAGAAGCGGGAGCCAATTCGGAACCGGTGGATAAGTCCGAAGAAGAACAGAATCCGGCCGGCAGCAGATGGGAATACATGAAGACAATGGAATCATACAAGATGGCACTGTACATGGCAGCATCCGTGAAAGAGATGCCTCACATGATGTTGAACTCGGCAGAGTATTGGAAGAAATGGTTAGAAGCAGAGGTGGATGAAAATGGAGAGAAACTCAGTAAGAAATAAGGCGATCACATTATGAGTATCGATTATTCAGACATGGCATTTCCAAAATTAGTCAGTAAGAAAAAAAGAAAATCACATAAAAAGAGCATCCTCAAGAGTAGAAAGGGAGTCTGCTATCTCTGTTTGATACTCTATGACGATTCTTCCAAGAAGTACACAGAGGAACATCACATCATGTTCGGATCCGGACAGCGCGAACTATCTGAGGCAGATGGACTCAAGGTAGATCTGTGTCGGAATCATCACAAAGAAGGACCGGAAGCGGTCCACAATAACCGAGAAATGCGGGAACTGCTCTGCAGAATAGCACAGAAAGAATATGAGCAGACACATACGAGAGAAGAGTGGATGGCGAGATATAAGAAAAATTATCTATAGTTACCTCCGCTGAATGGCGTGGAGATAAAAGTATGTCACAATACTGCAACATGATAACAAAGACTTCCTCCCTGGATGCGGCAGGGAGGAGAAAGGAGCAGGCAAGTGCCAAAAAGACAGAGATCAACAGCTTGGAAAAGCGAGCTGGCTGAGATAAATGCAAAAGCAAGACAAGAAGGAATGAGTTATGGACAGTACGTGGGATTAATGTACTGCGAAGAAAGAGACGAGATGGAAAGAAGGAGAAGATATGACAGAAAAAGACGAGAAAGATTTGGTTGATTGGTTGGATCAGGCAGAAGCAGAAACAAAAGCAACAATTGCAGAGCATGAAAGAATCGATTCTTTTTATGACGGAGTACTTTCAACGATCCAGACAGTCCGTGAATATATCAAGAAAATGCGTAAGGTGGATGAAGCGGAAGGAGAGAAACAGATGAAAGAGATTATAACAGATAGCAAGTTTGAGTATATCGAAGAAATCGAGCCATTTTTCTGGTGGACAGGAAGCTTGAACATAAAGCAGGCAATCACACACTTGACAAAGCGGTACGATGAAGAGGAAGCGCACAATCTGTTGGATGAAAAGTTAGAATTTGTATCTGACTACATGAGAAATAATCACGGAGCTGTCGAGCAGTACGGAATTTACCTCATTCCGGAATTTATGCTTGGATATGATGACATAGAGATTGTGATTGTAGCGGCATCCGAAAACGAGCGGGCTACGGTGGTATTCTCGGATATTCCGGTAGTTAAGTGAGGTGGGAGATGAAGAATAAATATTCTAAAAAGCAGTTAGAAGAATTGTATAACTGCGAGATTTTCAAAGATACTGGTTTTGATAGCTGTACAAAGTTTTGGGTAGCGCAAGGTTTACCATTTACGGAAGATGGTGAAGATATATTATTTACATACGCTGACGGATGGGATTTAAATGAGTTGCATGAAAATATCAGAGAAGAAATCAGAAAAAAGTTGGAGGCAGTTGAATATTATGAATAGAGAAATACTTTTTAGAGGAAAACGTGTAGATAATGGTGAGTGGGTAGAGGGATATTTGTTTGACGATGGTTACCAAAAACCTGAGCACGTTTTTGTCGGTGGTTTGATTATTGACGAATACGAGGGGACGGCTTGTGATGAATGGGATATTAATGGAATTGGTTTTTGCGATGTTGAACCGAATACAGTCTGCCAGTACACAGGATTAACCGGCAAGAACGGAAAGAAAATATGGGAAGGGGATATAATTAAATACCATTTTGGAGAAGCTTATGCGCCGGTAAAATTCGGAGAATATCAGAATTGTTTTGATAGCACATCAACGTGCCATGTCGGATTTTATGTGGACTGGGACAAAAACCATAATTTTAGAAAAGACTTGGGATATTGGATCAAGTTAGTTGATGCAGAAGTTGTAGGCAACATATTTGATAATCCTGAGTTGTTAGAAGAGGAGAATGTGCATGGAGCAGATTAAGCGAGGTTGGAAAATGACAAGGCGAGAGCAAGAGGATCAAGCACAGCCGTATGGAAAAAGGAAATGGAAAGAACGACGGAAGGAAAAAAGAGACGTGAGAAAAAAGTCACTGTTTTATAAGATTCTAAGGAAACTTGGAATTATAAAGGACTACGAGGAAGACATAAGAACAAGAATGGAGATGTGCAAAAGAGCAATAAAGGCAAATGTATGTCCTGAGGATTGCGACATTTGCGCATGGGACGTGAAAGGAGGGATTGTTACAATGGTTATATTACGACCGGTAGGAACAACAGGAAACCGTCTGAAGTATCTAAGAAAAATCAGAGGACTGACAAGAAAAGAGGCAGCAGTCAAGCTAGACATGAAGGAGGAAAGACTGCAAGATCTTGAAACAGGAAGGAAAGGGCTGACGTTAGGAGAAGCAATCAAATATGCAGATACATATAATGTGTCCATAGATTATATAGCAGGGAGAAAGAAAGTTGAATATTGAAGATGCAATCAGAATCATTAAGGGGTTGGATACATCCAACAGTGAAGAAAACATCGAAGCAAAGAAAATGGCAGTTAAAGCATTAGAGGAGCAGAGACAAAAGAAAATTGAAACATGGAACGGACAAGCATCGTGCCCACGCTGCAAATTTTGCGGGCAGGCTCTTGATTGGAGTGATGAACAGTGAAAAGAAGTACAGACACACGCTGGAGTCCAGCAGAGATCCAGCAGAACCAAAAGGAACATTATGCTGCTATGGCAGAACATCCACCGGACCGGAAGGCAAGCGAGAAGTTTCATCGGCCAGCATACCAGGCAGGCAATCTGATCGAAGCGCAGGGGCAGCAGTTGTGGCATGGAGATGTAGCAGAATACTTGGCAAGAAAGTACAAGATAGGAGATGATGCCAATGGAGAAGAGACTGGAAGAGAACAATGTGAAGAACGAGAATGACCGGAAGAAGACATATCTCAGAGCGTACCGAAAACACGGAAAGAGAATCAAACGGATTGAATCAGAGATTGAAGAAATCAGAAACATGAAGATGTATCCTTCTTCAATCAATAACGGGATGCCACATGGATCCAATCAAAGTGATTTAAGTTCTTATGCGGTGGCTCTTCAGGAAAGAGAGGACGAGCTGTATCAAGAGGGAGTAAAGCAGGTACAGACATACAAAGATATAGAATACAGAATCAATAAGCTGGAGAATCAAGACGAAAGAGATGTTATGTTCTACAAGTATATAAAAGGATTTACATGGTGGCAGATAGCACAGCTTATGGAGTACAGTGAGAGTTGGATCTACGAATTACACGGAAGAGCACTGAAAAATATTCAAATCAATTAAAGAGTGGAGTCCACTGGAGTTCTAACTGTGCTAATCTGATATTGTCGAAAGACGGACAGATACATACAAATTTCTTGAAAGAGACACTTGCAATCCTCTCGGCAGGTGTCTTTTTGTATGAAGGGATGTAACTATGACGGACAAGGAAGCAAAGAAATTTTACAATTCGACAATGTGGAAACATAAGCGGATGCAGATCCTAGAGAGAGACCACTATGAGTGCCAGGACTGTCGCAAACGATTGAGAGATGCAGTGGCAGCAGGCGACATCCTACGAGGAGAAGAGAAAAAGATAAGGAGAGCCGAAGAAGTACATCACATTGTTGAGTTGAAGGAACATCCGGAACTCGGACTGGAAGAGGATAACCTAATCAGTCTTTGTGTGCCGTGTCATAACCTTAGACACGGCAGAGCACCAAGAAGATTCAAAAGAAAGAAGAAGCTTGTGAGCAAGGAGCTGTGGTAGCCCCCGGTCAATTCTCAGCGATTTTTCCTGAGTGAAGAACGGGGATGTAGCCATGACTCTGGAGAAATTTTAAAATCTCGCGTGAAAAGGGCAAGGGGGGGGGCAAATTTCAGGACTCACTATAAGAAGGAAAGTTTTCAGATAACTTCAAAAAAGGCTTAAAAAGAGCGAAAAAAGAAGTGAAAAATTGATAAAAATGGCATGATTTGAGTGAAAAAGGTGGTGAAAAGATTGACTCAGAGGAAGAAAACACTGACACAGACGGAGATAAAAGAATCATTAGTAAAGCAGTTGAAGTTGCGTGGAATGAACGCAGAATTCTATAAGGATTTAGTTGATGATTATGTATATTATTGGTCATTGAAAAAGAAACTGATTGCAGATATTAGAAAAAAAGGAATCCGGTATGAAACCATCAATGGGAATGGTGTCAGCGTAGAAAAAGCGAATGAATCTGTGGTCAATCTGCAGAAGACTACAGCAACCATGTTAAAGATTCTTGCGGACCTGAAACTGAAAGAACCAATTCCGGAACCGGAGCAACCGACTGATGGTTACTTGTAAGGAAATTGATAACTATCTCAAATATGCCGAAGAGCATCCGAAATGGATAAATAAAAAGAGAAAATTACTGATAGAAAACATCGTGAAGCCGACATTGAAGCGAAACGATGTTTTTTTTGACGAAAAAACATATAGGAACTGTCTACAGTACTGCAAAACAAATTACTACGAACTATTTCCATTCCAAAAGTTCATTTATGCCTTTGCATTTATGTATGTGGATGACATTCCAGTATTTTCAAAGTTCTTCATCAAGGAAGGACGTGGAAATGGCAAAGATGGTTTCATCGTGCCGCTGGTAAATTTCTTTCAGACTCCGCTCTACGGAGTGAAAAATTACCATGTTGAAATTGTGGCGAACTCAGAGAGCCAGGTTAAGGACACATTCAAGGTAGCTTATGACATGCTGCATGATAATCCAAAATTCAAGGGAAAGTTTTCGGTCACAAAGGAACTTATCACGAACCTGGCAACAGGATCGGAGATGAAATACAACACTTCGAACGCAAAGACCAAGGATGGTAAGCGAACAGGATGTCTTGTCCTGAATGAAATCCATGCCTACGAGAACTATGACCAGATCAATGTATTTGAATCCTCTTTTGGTAAAGTCAAGCATTCGAGAGAGTTCATCATTACAACAGATGGATATGTCAGAGATGGTCCACTGGATGAAATTTCGGCAATGTGCGCTGAGATTTTGGAGACAGGAGAGAATCTGCTAGGGTACTTCCCATTCATTTGCGAGATTGATGACATGAAAGAAATCGATGATCCGGAGGCATGGCACAAGGCCAATCCTTCGATGGAATACATGCCAATTCTTGCAAATCAGATCATGCATGATTATCTGGAAATGAAGAAGATTCCATCGAAGCGTGCTGAATTTATCACAAAACGAATGGACAGATCGGCACGAAAGGAAGAGGAGACGGTCACAACATGGCAAAATGTCCTGAGAGCATGTTATGAAGGTGAGACAATGGAAGAACTGGAACGAAAGATTCCGCGGATAACATTGGACACGCGAGGACAGGCAGCAGTGATCGGCATTGACTATGCGGATGTGCGAGACTTCGCATCAGCGGGCGTTCTGACCAAGACAGATGATGGAGAGTGGATATGGAGACAACACACATGGATCTGCGCAGACTCTCCGTTCATTGATTCAATCAAATTCCCGTTGCGCAATGCCGGACAAGAAGAGTTTGAGGATTTTGAAGTTGTCCAAGGTCCGGTGATTGATGTAAATATAATAGCCGATTGGTGCATGAAACAGTTCCAGGACTACGATGTGAAGAAAATAGCGATGGATACTTATCGCTACACATTATTCAAGACAGCATTTGAAGAAAGAGGTCTCACGATTGAGGACAAGAAGAACCCACATGGTATTGTTCGGCTGGTTAGAAAGATAACATCAGCAACAGGAATTATTGCTCCGTTTATTCAGTCCATGTTTTCACAGGGGATGATCAACTTCGGACCATCAGCGATCATGCGGTGGTACACGAATAACACAAGCGTGAGCGAGGATAAGTTTGGAAATAAAAATTTCGGCAAGATAGAACCGAAATTGAGAAAAAATGATGGATTTATGGCTTTCGATGTGGCTATGTTCTGCAAGGATGAGCTGGAAGTTCAGATAATCTATGTTTAACAGGAGAAGAGAAAATGTTTGATTTTTTATTCCAAGACAGGAACAAAGAAATACAGTCTTTGGCAGAAATCATTGCAGTTGACATGGAAAAGCTGAATCTTTCAAAGCTTGCCATCGAGAAAGCAATTATGATGATCGCCAAGGCAATAGCAAAGTCTGACATACTGATCCAGACGGAGAGCAAAGAAAAACGCAAGAAAGAATACAGGCTAAACGTACAGCCCAATGACAACGAATGTGGGACAGTGTTCTGGACGGAAGTGGTTAAGCAGCTGCTAACAGAACAAGAAGCTCTGATTATTCCGCTAAGTGGTAAATATTACAGAGCGACATCATGGTCACACACGAATGAAGTGATGATGAAGCGAGTTTACAAGGATGTGATGTTAAGCTGCGGAGATGAAAATCTTACAATTTTCAGCACATTTCAATCTGATGAAGTGATTCATCTAAGATATGACAATGCAAGGATTCGATTGTACTTACAGAATGTAGTAGGGCAATTTGATAAGACGATGGATTCCATTAATGCAATGATGCAGCTGTCCAGCCAACCGAGATTCAAACTGAAGCTTGGAACGAATGCATTATCATTCAGAGAAAAGCAGGCAGACGGTACAGACAAGGTAATGACAAGAGATCAGTATGTTTTAAAAATTAAAAAACTACTGACGTCAGATGACCTTGAAGTTTTAACAGAACAAGAAAATGCATCCGTGGAACAGATGCAAATAAATACAACAGTGAAAGCTGAAGAACTGGCAAAGATGGCTTTGCAGATCAATAACGAGGTAGCAAATGCTTTCGATATTCCAGAGGCTGTATTTAATGGCAATATCACAGAAAAATCAGACGCAACAAATGAATTTATCACATACGCTGTCAGTCCGATAGCAGAAGTGATAAATGATACTTTGACAGCTTATGTTGTCGGAGAGAATGATTACTGCAGAAAAAACGAGAAAGTCATGGTATGGCTTGCACGCTTTAAACATGTTGATGTTGTGGACAGTGCAGTAAATCTTGATAAACTCAGAGGAATTGGATTCCATCTCGATGAAATCAGAGAGATGGTCGGATATCCGTTACTCAATACAGAATTCAGTACAGAGCGAGCTCTGACAAAGAATTACGGAGGGGAGGGAAATAGTAATGCGGCACAAGAAACCTGATTCATAGGAGGTGATCCAATTATCTCGGAGCTGTCCGTTAAACAGTAATAACAGGGAAAGGAAAAGAACATGGAACAGAAAAAAGTTGTGTATAGATTCCAGCAGACGGATAACGTGCATGAGATTTTCGTTTTTGATGAGATTAGAAAAATCGGTCCGTTCAATTGGGATACATGGCAGTATGACGACTCTGAGACATCAGCCAAGCATTTCAAGGAACTTCTGGATGCCATTCCAGAAACAGATGAGATTAAGATCTATTTCAACAGCAATGGTGGAAGTGTGGACCAGGGGACGGCCATTTACAACATGCTTCAACAGCATGGATCCTATAAGACAGGGATTGTAATGGGCGGATGTCATTCTATCGCATTTACAATTTTGCAGGCATGTGATAAGCGTATCATGGGACAGGGAACAACAGCCGTTATTCATGATATGTGGGAGACAGTTACAGGAAATGCAGCAGATCTGAGGGCAGAAGCAGACAATCTGGATGTAGCAATGGACAGCTGTGTGGCTCTGTTTATGCAGCGGGCTACGGTTTCAGAAGAAGAGCTCCGGGAGATGATGCATAAGACTACAACCTTATCTCCACAGAAGGCTCTGGAGTATGGCTTGATTGATGAGATTGGCGTTGCGCAGAAGGAGGATGATCCGGATGTGAAACTGCAGGAGGTAATCAAAGAAAACAAGGCACTTCAGATGGAACTGAAAAGCAGAAATGAGCATCAGAAGCAGTTAGCTGAGTTCTATCAGCTGACTCATAAGAAAAAAGAAAAGACGGAAGAAAAGGATAGCACCGGTTGGGGTGCATTTTTTGGTTAGGAGGAAATGAAGAATGAGGATTGAAGATTTAAGCCAGGAAGTAAAAGACAAAGTGAAACAGCTTCTGGACAATGCACCGGCAGATCAGAAAGCAGAAGCAATTATGCAGTCAATTGAAATGATCGATGAAGCAATGCACGCCGATCTGATTCAGCAGGTAGTAGCAGAGGCAGAAAGAGCAAGCAGAGATGCAGATTACAAGAGACATCTTGGACTCCGTAACCTGTCTCAGAAAGAAAAGAAATTCTACGAGAATTTTAAGGACATCAAGCAGGCGTTCACAGCAAACCAGATCGACATCATTCCGACAGAGATTATTGATCGTACACTGGATGATGTTAAGAAAGCATCGCCAATCCTGAAACTTGTAAATATGGCACCGGCAAATGTGAAGAAATGGATTGTGGCATCTCATTCAGGTGCAGCGGTTTGGGGTCCTCTTACGGACGCTATCAAAGGCGAACTTTCAGCAGAGGTAACAGCTCTGAATATTGACCTTCACAAGCTCACAGCTTACCTTGTTATTCCAAAATCAATCAGAGAGCTGTCTATGGAATTCGTTGACAGATATTTCATGGCTATTCTGTCTGAGGCCATGCAGGACGGACTTGTAAAAGGATACCTCGATGGAGATGGAAAGACAGGTCCAATCGGAATCTTTCGTCAGATTGGAACCGTAGAGTCAGCTGGAACAAATAAAGCGAAAACTGTTCTCACTACGGTTACAAAATTCTCTCCGAAGGGACTTGCTCCGGTGAGAAAAACTCTTACTAATGATGGAAAACGTGTGGTTGATAAGCTCTATCTTATCTGCAATCCGTCAGACGAAGCAGAATATGTGGATCCGTGTATGTACGGAGAGGCTCTGACAGGCGGATATGTCAACAAGTCATTCATTGACATCGAAAAAATTGTTGATGCTAACTGTCCAAAAGGAAAAGCTGCATTTACAATCGCCGGATACTACACAATGGGAACAGCAGGAGTTCGCGTTGATGAGTATGATCAGACAAAAGCGATTGAGGATGCAGATCTTATCGTAGCTAAATGCTATGCAAATGGTAGAGCTGTGGATGACAATGTTGCAGTTATTTTTGACGTAACAAAACTTGAGGGGTATGTTCTTCCGGTAACACAGGTAACGGTGCCACAGCAGTAAGGAATAAGATATGAGTAATGAAGAATTAGCCACGCTGGTAGATGAAGTACTCAAAGAGTTCCAGATTCCTCCTTACTATGATGACGATCAATTGATCAATCTCATCAAAGAAGGAGAGTATACAGTCGGGAGATTGAATCCAGGCTGTAGTATAACGACAGATCTCACATATAGGATGCTGCTGAAAAACTATGTATATTATGCTTACCACCACAGAGTTAGCGAATTCATGAATAATTATTCAAGCGTGATTCTTACGTGGCAAATGGAGACGGAGGTAAGTGCGAATGGCAATGCCTGAGTATGTAGACGGAGTCCTTGAACTGTATGAGATAACAAATGATGAGTTAGAAGACTATCCAGAGGAGAGACTTAAGTACACCGGATTACGTATTTGGTATCGTGAGCTTGCAGTGTACGACACGACAAGAGCCAAACTGTCAGCAGACAGCGTTGAGGTAACGTATAAGCTTGCAATACCGCAGTATAAGAAAATCAACAGCAAATGCATCTGTCTTATCGATGGGGAGCAGCATGAAATCTATAATATTGCTCATACAACTACGAAAGATGGATTTAAAGAGTCGGAGCTGACATTGAAGACACCGGCATATGAAAGAGAGGTAATCGATGACACAGAAAGAACTGAGTGAGATCTTGCACGATAGTGGCTGCCCTGTGAATGAGGGAGTCAGTAGTCTCAAAAATGAAAAGGTATTTCCAAGAATTGATTACTGGGAGATCATGTGGGAAGATACAATGGCATCCGGAGATGATTATGAGAATGAGATCACATGGCAGATTAGTTTTTACGCTAGAAAGCCACGCGATCCGAAACTGATCGCACTGAAAAACCGTCTGAATGAGCTTGGCTACCATCCGACCATTGCTCACGAATACGTGACAGAAGACCGTGTATGGCACTCTTATTTTTCAATAACAACTGATGGAGTGATTGGATGAGTAGCGAGATAACCTTTGACGGTGGAGGATTTGAAGATTTCGAGGAACTGTTGAAACAGTATTCCGAGAATGTAAGCTCTGACAAAGCACTTGACGCAGTGGAAGAGGGAGCGAAGGAGTTCGTTAATGACCTTCTTAGACTCCCAAAACCACGAAGTCAGATCACAAAAGCAGGGTATACGCATATCGTGAATACATTTGCACTGGAAAGAACTGACAGCGGAATCAAAGTTGGATGGGGCAAGTATTACGGTCCAATGCTTGAGCATGGAACCAGGAAGATGGCAGCAAGGGCACACTTGAAGCCACTCTTTGAAAGAAACAAAGAAAAATACTATAAGAAGATGGCAGAATCCATCTTCGGTTAGGAGGCTAATAAATGGCTATTAATACAAAAAAACCGGCTATGAAACAGACAGTCGGTGCACAGTATATGTGTTTTGCAAACACAACAGAGGGTGGAGAGTACGACGGTACTTACGAAGCTGATGTTGAAAAAACAGAAGTCGTTAAGAGTGTAAAGGTAACTGAGAACTCCGAGACAAGTGATGTGTATGCATCCGGAAAAATCTATGATTCAGATTCACCGATGTCCAGCATCGACATTGAGGTATCTGTGATCGCATTCCCGGACGATACAATATCCAAAATGCGCGGAGAGACAAAAGGAACAGGAGGACTTATCCTTGCCGGCGGAAAGAGCGAAAGACCATTCTTCGCTTATGGCAAGGTTGTAAAACTGAAAAACGGAAAATCTCGTTATGAGTGGTTCCCAAAATGCAAGCTTGTTGAGAACTCTGATGATATTGCAACATCTGAAGAAAAAGCAAGTGAGCAGACCGACACGATCAAGATTAGAGCATATCCGTTTGACGCAGCAGGAAACATCGTGAGCAAGGTCACAGAGTCCACGGCACCAGAAGGACTTACAGAAGAGAAGTTCTTCGCAAAACCGATTCTGACGGATGCAGACCTTACAACAGCAGTAGGAGCGTGATCGCATGAAATCCAAGCTGATTAAATTAACAGACGGATCGAAATTAGAAGTAAAAGTTAATTTTTACACTTTATATCTAGTGAAAATGAATGGGATTGACAAAAAACTGGACGGAAGAACAGAGGAAGATCTGACCGAAGAGGAGAATGTCGAACTTGCAGGCAAACTAATCTATGTGATTCTTCGGTCAAACGGTCTCAAAGTAGACGAGGAAGAGGCAATGATGCTGACTCCGATGGATGCCGACAGCATCCGTGAGATTTTCGAGGAGTTTGAAAAAAGACTCAACGAATATAAAAAAAAAGAACAGGCGAAGAAGTCTGTTGCTCCAAGGAAGAAGAAATCAGCGAAGTAATGGATATAAACTGGGCAGAATATATGGTCTCGGCGAGAAAGATGGGAATGAGCGAAGAGGAATTTTGGAACTCAGATCCCGTCTTTTTTAATGAGTGCCTAGAGGTATTCTGCGAACTAGAAAAAGCGAAAGGAGGGGCTTTGATTGGGGAGTACTGATTTGAAAACTGTAGGCTTGACATTTAAAGCAGACGGAGCTGTTGACTTTAAGAAATCATTGACAGACGTAAATAATGCAGTGAACGAGAATAGGTCAGCATTTAAACTTGCGAAATCCGAGTGGGACAAAAGTACATCATCTGCTGAAAAGCTGAGAGCTACACAGGAATATCTGCAGAATCAGACAGAAGCGTACACGCAGAAAGTAGATAGGCTGACAGAAATCTTGAAAGCACAGGAGAACGCACAAGTGCGAGATGAAGCTGCTATCTCCAAAACAAGGCAGCAATTGGATAATGCGAAAGCATCTCTGAATAACTACAAGAGCGGACTTGAAGATGTAAACAAGAAGCTGGAAAGCGGTGCTGCGACACTGGAAGATTACTCCAAGAAGGTTAAGGACTTCAGCGATACCACCGGAAAGATTGGAAGTTCACTCACAAAGAATGTGACGGCTCCAGTTGCGGCAGCAGGCGCAGGCATCATGGCATCATGGGCGCAAGTCGATGAAGGAATGGACATCATCGTGCAGAAGACAGGAGCTACTGGCGATGCGCTGGAAGAAATGCAGGATTCCGCAAGAAATATCGCAAAAACCATTCCAACAGACTTTGCGACAGCTGGTTCTGCTGTTGGAGAGGTCAACACACGATTCCATCTCACAGGACAAGAACTGGAAGACTTATCGGCAAAGTTTGTTCGGTTCGCCGAATTAAATGATACAGACGTATCTTCTTCCGTTGATAACACTCAGAAAGTTATTGAGGCATTCAATCTGACAGCTGAAGATGCTGGCGCATTGCTCGACACAATGAACAAAGTCGGACAGGATACTGGAATCTCAATGGATACTCTATCCTCATCGATGGTGAGCAACGCAGCATCACTCAAGGAACTAGGGATGTCTGCAGCAGACGCTGCTACATTTCTCGGTCAGTGCGAGACGTCAGGAGTTGACACAAGTGCAGTTATGGCAGGACTTAAGAAAGCCCTTGTCAATGCATCAAAAGAGGGCAAGAGCATGAAAGATGCGCTGTCAGAACTGCAAGATACGATGGTTAATGCAGGGAGTTCTTCTGAGGCTTACAATGCTGCGGTTGAGCTGTTCGGAGCGAAAGCTGGTCCAGCACTCGCAGAGTTCTGCCAAAGTGGAAAGTTAAACTTTGACGAATTAGGCGCATCGCTCAATGATAACCTCGGAAGTGTCAACGATACGTTTGAAGCTACACTGGATCCGGCTGACCAGTTTAAGTTGACACTGAACGAATTGAAAGATGCTGGATTTGAAGTTGGAAATGCATTAGGACCAGTCCTTGCGGATTGTTTACATATTGTCACTCCGATTCTTCATGACATCATTGATGGTTGGAATTCACTGTCTCCTGGTACACAGGAAATGATAATCAAGTGTGCGCTGTTGGTTGCAGCACTAGGACCCGTCTTCAGTATAATCAGCAAGGTTTCTGGTGGCGTGTCCACTGTGATTGATGTCACATCAAAGCTAACGCCAACCATCAGTGGGGCAAAAACAGCCTTCGCAGCATTTAACGCAATTCTTAGGGCAAATCCCATCTTTTTGGTTATTGCAGCTGTTGTTGCGCTAATTGCAATTTTTGTTACACTCTACACAAAATGCGAGTGGTTCAGAGACGGAGTCAATGCGGTGTTTGCATCGATTTGTGATTTCATCAAGGGAGTAATCGACAAAATTAAGGGATTTTTCAACTTTGAATGGAAACTTCCCAAAATTAAACTTCCGCATTTCAAGGCAAGCGGAGAATGGTCGCTTGTCCCACCGAAAGTTCCAAAGTTTTCGGTCGACTGGTACGCAAACGGCGGTATCTTGAACAGCCCAACTATTTTCGGCATGAACGGAGATAGAGCAATGGGCGGTGGAGAAGCAGGAGCAGAGGCAGTTCTTCCAATCGACTTGCTGAAGACATACATCCGTGATGAGATGCAGTCCAACAATGCTGCGCTTGCACAGATGATTGCAGAGGCACTGTCAGAGCTAACTTTTGTGATTGAAAACAATATTGCGCTTGGAGACAAGAAGCTTGCTGGGATCCTTACGGATGCGGTGATTAAGAAGATGTCTCAGAACATTAAGTGGAAGAGAGGAGCCGCGGGAGCATGATGGAAGTAGAATACAACGGAATATCAGGCTCAAGCATGGAGATCTATGCGAAAGAGCTTCCTTCAATGCCAACAGCAGTAAGAAAAGAATCTTCGATAGAAATACCGGGGAGTGATGGAACTATGTATCTGTTGGATGGTGGCTACGAATCAACAGAGATTAAGATATCATTCAATTTTATAGGAAAGAGTGAAGATTGGGAGAATCATCTTGGAAAAGCACGAAAGTGGCTGTCTGGAAGAAATAAGAAGCTAAGACTTGGAACAGATCCGGGGCATTTCTATAAAATCCTGAAAGTTCAGATGGATGAAGCAGAGCATACAAGTGAGAGAATCTGCAATTTTACAGCAACATTCACAACAAAGGATGGTCTGCGGTATCTGGACAAGGGACAGCATCCTCATTCGGCGGAAGAAGTGAAGAGGAATCCATATGAGATATCTTACCCAACTTACAAAATCTATGGAGAAGGAAGATGCAGCCTGATAGTCAATGGGAAGAGAATGGAAGCTGATGTTGGACAGAATCTGACGATTGATACAGACAGAAAGCTGGCTTACCGCGAAGATGGAACACTGAGCAATACAGCGGTATTTGGAGATTATGACGATCTTGTGCTACAGGAAGGAATGAATGATATAGCAATCACAGATGGATTCGAGCTGAAAGTGATTCCAAACTGGAGGTGCTTATGATTCAGATATACCGACAGGATAATATAGATTATAGGCATAATGGAGATATGACACTGCTTCCGGAAGAAGCCATTATTCATGTCATCCTCAATGGAGAATGGACAGCGAATATAGAACATCCGATTGACCTAGAAGGAAGATGGAAGTACATTGAGGAAAATGCAGTAGTGAAAATGCCATCTTTTAACGGGATCCAACTATTTCGGATAAGAAGCAAAGAAAAGAAAGATTCGGGGGTAAGTGCAGAACTTACTCCTATTTTTATGGATGCTAAAGAAGATTGTTTCCTGGTAGATGTCAGGCCAACAAACAAAAGTGGACAGGAGGCTCTGGACATTATGACAGAGAAAACTCCGCAATATCAGGCAAAATCGGACATCAAGAAGGTATCAACAGCCTATTATCAGACGATGAACCTGATAGAGGCAATCAATGGAAGTGATGATAATGCATTTGTTTCCAAATGGGGCGGGGAAATCCTGTATGATAATTATCAAGTGATCATCAATGAAAAAGCAGGAGGAGACTATGGTGTACAGGTGATGTATGGAAAAAACATAGTTAAGGATGGCTTTTCAGAGATGGTAGACATGAGTGAAGTTGCTACAAGGATTGTTCCAAAATCTTACAATGGATATATGATCGAGGGAGACACACCGTGGGTGGACTCACCTCTGATTGAAAAATATCCGACAATACATTACAGAACAATGAAGTTCGAGGATGTGAAAATGCGTGAAGATGCGCAGGAGGATGACGAAGAGAACGGAGTGACAATATGTGAAACGCAGAAACAGCTAGAGGAAGCGTTGAAAAAGAAATGCCAGGAACAATATGACGAAGGTGTGGATAAGCCGAAAGTAACCATTGAAGCAGACATGGAGCTTCTGCAGAATACAGAACTATACGAAGATGTAAAAAGCCTGGAAATGGTATCACTAGGAGATACCGTGCACTGTAACCACTCAAAACTTGGAATTAAGTCAGATGCAAGAGTGATTGAGTTGGAATGGGATGCGGTTAGGAACAAGTTGACATTTGTGAAATTAGGAGAGTTTCAATACAATTTTCTGGACGATGCTTCTTCTGTAATGAACCGGGTTGACCAGTCAATCCGTTCAGATGGAACTGTGATCGGGCAGCAGATCCAAGGAATCATCAATGGCGTTAAGGCTCAGATGAAAGCACAGTCTACGGTCGCAAAAAAGCAGACGGTAAGGGCAATTCTTTTTGAAGATCTTGATCCGAAGTCTGAAACGTTTGGTGCTATGTGTCTTGGAACATTGGGATTCGAGATCGCTTCAGAGCGCACAGCAGATGGAAGAGATTGGAAGTGGAGTACCTTCGGAACGGGACAGGGATTCTTCGCAGATTTCATCGTTGCCGGAACGATGCTGGCAGATAGAATCAAGGGTGGAACACTGATCCTGGGAGGAAAAGAGAATGGTGATGGCACCGCAAAGGTACTGGATGCGAATGGAAATACGGTTGTAGCATTAACAAATCAGGGAATTGTGGTAGACAATGCAGACGAAGGTGGCGTGTTGATCAGTAATGGATCAATATTTGTGAGAAACACAGAAGGAAAGACAGTGGGAATTGTACACTACCAGAATAATGGAGTGAGCGTACAATCTTATGGCGGCAAATATGCCTCCGTGCTTGTGACGAATGAGGGAAATATAGCGTTGAATGCAGCTGGAAAGGCTTCTCTTTCATGCGGAACATATAACATCGGAGGACAAGAGGCCAAAACAGGAAAGCTCGTCTTTTCGGATGGAACATATATCAACGTTCAAAATGGAAGCATTGTTGGAGGAAAAACAAAAGAAGGGAGCTTCTAAGTGAGCTGGACGATAGGGAACAAGTATCTGACGGAATCGCAGATGCAAGGAAACGCATTGGAGGTCTATAAATATTTCACAGGAAAAGGATGGACGTTGAATGCGATCAGTGGGGTTCTCGGAAACATGGAAAAAGAGTCCAACATTAATCCGGGACTTTGGCAGAGCCTGAAAGAAGGAAACTATTCTGGTGGCTTCGGATTGGTTCAGTGGACACCGGCCACCAACTATACGAACTGGGCAAACTCGAACGGATACGGAATTACGGATCCGGAAGGGCAGATGTATTGGATTGATGCACTGTCTGCATCAAGTGGTCAGTGGATTGCGACAAGTGCTTATTCAATGACATGGAGTGCATATAAGAGTAGCACAGAATCACCGGAATATCTCGCAAGCGCGTTTCTGAAGAACTTTGAACGAGCAGGAGTTGAGGTAGAATCCGAAAGACGGAGTGCAGCACGAAAATGGTACGACTATCTCACAAAAGCGGATGGGAGTCAGGTTATTGAAAAGGCAGTGGAATGGGCAATATCGATTGCGAACGATAACAGTCATGGATACGATCAGGCGCACAGAGACGGACCAGATTACGATTGTTCCTCATTAATCTGCTGGGCATACTACAATGCAGGGCTGAATACGAGGCCAGGATATACACCAGCTACAGGAACAATGTATGATGTGTTTCTGGCAGCAGGCTTCAAGGATGTGACTTCACAGGTCAATCTAGCCACCGGATCAGGGCTGATCCGGGGAGACGTCCTGTTAAAACCAGGAAACCATACAGAAATGTCAATTGGGAATGGCCAGCTGGTTGCTGCTTCACAGAACGAATTCGGTGGAATTACCGGAGGACAGACCGGAGATCAGACCGGAAAAGAGATTCATGTGCATGGATACTATAACTTTCCGTGGAAGTATGTGCTGAGATATTCGGGAGGCGGAGTTGCACCGGTGCAAGGGTTGTATATCGTCAGATGGATTCCTGGATAAGGAGGAGAAAAGTGAACTATATAGAACGAGATGTCTATGTGCTGGAGAACAGGATTAAGGAAAAGATTGATTATGTAAGAGGGACGAATGCGCTCCCAATCTATTTCCATTTCCGGGATTATGAGATTCCGGAAGGGGCAACGGCAAAAGCATTCGTGCTAAAACCGTCAAAAAAAGCAACATACAATGTATGCCCAATCATTGAGAACACCGTGAGGGTGATCGTGAAAGATCAGACATTTGCTGAAGTTGGGAAAAGCGCGCTTCAGATTGTACTCACAATGGAAGAGGAGACGCTGGTGACATTCGACCAGCCGATAGAGGTGCATCGAAATTTCAGTGAAGGAGATGTTCCGGAAAGCGAGAATGAAGCTGGATGGATGAACAACTTCATAAAAGGCATGGAAGAAGCTACAAAGCATGCTGAGAATGCTGCAAAGACAGCGGAAGAGATTAGTGAGACACTAACAAAAAAGCTACAAAATGGAGATTTCCGAGGAGCAACCGGAGCAACTGGCCCGCAGGGCAAACAGGGGATTCAGGGAGAACCAGGAAAAGACGGAGAAAAGGGTCCAAGAGGTGATACCGGACCAGTTGGACCACAAGGGCCGGCAGGAAAAGATGCGAATGCAGTGATTACATCATTAGATCCGGGAGTATTTGCAATGTCGGTGGAATCAGGACATCTTATCCTGACATACAACTCATATGATACAGCCCCACCGCTGAAAATTGTGGATGGAAGATTGAAATATGTATTGGAGGAGGTGACAGCATGATAAGAGTATATTTCGAAGAGGGAGAAAAAGAAAAGACTGCATACGGATTGACGCAGTGGGATTATGGACAGAAACTGCAGATTCTGGGACTTAACTTGCCATCTGAACAAGAGGCTGTAGAAGTCCATTTCTCATATTGGCGCGGATGTAGGCCGGCGAAAATTATTGAAGCAACTGTGATATGTGACAAGATTATAGCAGATATTCCAAATGATTTCTTAACGGAAGGAGAAGGTATAGATGCTTATATCTATATATCAAGTTCTGAGGAAGGAAAAACCATTGGGAGAGTAAGACTTCCGGTAATCAAGAGAAAAAAACCAATTGACTACAACGCGTCAAATGAAAACAAAGTGTTAAAACAGGTATTAGAATCTCTGCAAACAAAAGCCGACAATATCACCATCAAAGATGGCAATCTGCAGCTTATGTCTCAAGGCCAACCGGTAGGAGATAAGGTAAGACTGAATACGTCCGGAGAAAATGAGATTGAGATCCGGAACAATGGTACAGCTCTGCAATGGAGATATACAAATCAAAATGACTGGAATGATCTTGTTCCATTGGAAGATCTGAAAGGAAAAGATGGAAAACCACCGGAATTTGAAGTACGAGATGGACATCTGATCGCAATATATTTATAGGATAGAAAGCACTGGCTTCGGCGGGTGCTTTTTATTATAAAACAATTTTTTAAAAGAAAGGAAGGAAAAAAACATGGCAAGAGAGGTAGATTTAGGATCAATTATCGGACCACAGGGCGAAACAGGACCGACAGGCAAATCAGCGTATCAGGTATGGCTTGCACAGCCTGGAAATGCAGGAAAAACAGAAGCACAGTATATCGCTTCCCTAAAAGGCGCAAAGGGAGATACCGGAGCGACAGGCCCACAGGGACCAACCGGAGCAACCGGAGCGACTGGACCAAAGGGAGAAAAAGGAGCAACTGGAGCGACAGGTCCGCAGGGGCAAACCGGGGCAAAAGGAGATAAGGGAGATCCGTTCGCAATCGCAAAAACGTTCGCCTCCGTGTCAGCAATGAATTCTGGATTCTCCTCAGATGGAGTGAAAGAAGGACAGTTCGTCATGATCGACACAGGAAATGTCAATGATGTCGATAATGCGAAACTCTATGTAAAAGGAAGGACAGCATATACCTATATCACAGATCTTTCAGGTGCTACTGGAATGACAGGCCCACAGGGACAAAAAGGAGATACAGGGGCTAAGGGAGAAATCGGAGACAAGGGAGCAACTGGAACACGTGGCAGCAGATGGAACGCAGGAACAGCAATCACGGGAACAAGTGCAACAGCAACAGTATTTCCAGGTTCAGAAATTACAGATGCATTAGTGAATGATATGTATTTGAATACATCTACAGGGTGTACATACAGATGTACTGTAAGTGGAGCAGCGTCAGCAGCTAAGTGGGTATATGCAGGAAGCCTGAAAGGAAATACGGGAGCAAAAGGAGATACAGGTGCAACCGGAGCGACAGGAGCAACCGGTAAGGATGGACAGACTCCGACATTCAAGATCAGCAATGGACACTTGATCGCAGTATACGAAAGCTAGGAGGAATATACAATGGCAGCAAGACAGATTGATCTAGGACAGGTGGTTGGACCTACTGGACCAACCGGAACCAGAGGAAGCCGCTGGACACAGGGAACGGCAATCACAGGAACAAGCACAACGGCAACAGTATTTTCCAGTTCAGGAATCACAGATGCCATTGTGAACGACAATTACCTGAACACAGCAACGGGAAATACATATAGATGTACAGTAGGTGGAGCAGCTTCTGTGGCTAAGTGGGTATATACTGGAAATCTGAAAGGCCCACAGGGTGCAAAAGGAGCAACAGGCTCACAAGGACCAACTGGAGCAACTGGGCCAACCGGAGCAACCGGACCGAAAGGGGACACGGGACCGATAGGTCCCGCAGGTCCTCAGGGTCCAACAGGAAAAGTAGATGCTAATACACAGGTAGCATTCACAAAGGCATCAACGAGGGAGAATATAGCAAGCAATGAGAAGGTGTCAATTATTCTCGGAAAGATCGCAAAGTACTTCGCAGATCTGGGAACGTCCGCATTCAGAGCAGTGGCGAATAATTTGACAACTTCAGCAGCAGGAAGTTCTGTGTTGGATGCTTATCAGGGAAAAGTACTGGATGGAAAGAAACTGAACATTGCAAATGTGATTAATAATCTGCTTACGACAGAGGCCGGGTATGCGCTTGATGCACGACAGGGGAAGAAGATTGAGGATCAGATTACTGAATTAAATGGCAAAAGAGTAAAGACGGCTGTATATGGAAACTCAGGGCCATACAACATTGCGTCAAATGGCAGTAGCTTCCAAGGCACAGATTTTGGTACCAAAGTACATGATGATATCGGATTAATGTATACCTATGATAATACAAACTATTTACATTATTTTACAGTTCCTGAAGATGGCGTCTATTTAATTCATGCACTTATAAACTTTGCTGATGGAATCAGTGGGCTTATGTCTCTCTATGGAAAGATAGAGCGAAATGGTAACGAACAATCTCGACAGCCAAAAACCATTAGAAGTTACGCTGGGGCAAATTATATCTTTTTGTGTCCTTTCAGTGCAGGGGATACATTACGTTTTACGGTATGTCAGAATTCAGGATCTACAATCAAAACCTCTGGTGGTTGCAGACTGAATATTGTTAAAATCTGACAGTTATTTTATTTCCATTGACCAATAGCCAGCCAGCTGCATTCTGTACCAGTTACCGCAGACATACTTGTAGTTCTCGCATATACATATGCTTTTGAGACGCTGTTGACATTCGTTGATATGAGAAAGGCTGGGAGTGTACTTCCAGGATATTTAGCTGTTGCAATCAATGTATATGATGTATTTGCAAATGTTTTTGGGAAATTGATTGTAGCAAATCCTTTTCCTCCAGATGCTTCACCTGGAAATGTAGCTGTTCCCAACTGAATAAGGAGACCGTTGCCGTATTTCATATAGTTGCTTCCAAAGTCAACTATAAATTTGCCATTTAATTAAGGATTCAACTAGAAAGGAAAACAAATGAACATACTTTTTTTAAATCAAGAAGAACCAGTGATGGGAACTGTAACAGTTCAAGATCTCCATCACGTGAAAATCGAGGGTGTATTGCAGAATCTGTCGGGATTTCATCTCGTGACAAATGATGGACAGGTTTATGGAAAATACGAAACATATACTACATTGTATAAAACTGTGGAAGACGGATACATTCTGTCAGATGATGGAAGTGTATATGTAGAGCCGGATCCAGAGACAGAACCGGAGCCATATGTTCCAACATTAGAAGAGATCCAGGAAGCGAAAGTAAATGAGATGAATGCAGCGCAGCAGGCTGTGATAGCGGAAGGTGTGGATGTGGTGCTTACAGATGGAAGTACGGAGCATTTCACATTAACGGAGAGAGATCAGACGAGCCTTGTAGGATTGCAGGGACAAGTGGCAGCAGGAGAGCAGAACATTCCGTGGCATACTTCAGATGAAGAGGAACATTGTAAGTTCTATAGCAATGCGGATATGGCTAAAATTACTGCAACGGCAATGGAATATGTAACATGGCACGTTACATATTTCAGAGATTTGAGAATCTATATCAGAGCATTGACAGAAATCGAAGAAGTAGAAAAGGTAACTTATGGAATGACTATTCCGGAAGAATATCAATCAGAGCCATTGAAAACAATGATTGCGGCTCAAAACGTATGAAATGGGTAAGACCGCTGATTCTATTTGGAATTGGCGGAACCATCTATGTATTAATTGAACTGATCGCCAGAGGTAGAAGCCACTGGACAATGTTCTTCGTGGGGGGATTAGCATTCTATTTGATTGGATGTATCAATGAGCATAAGAAAAAAGAGATTCTGATGCGGTGGCAGATGGCAGCAGGAGCAGGGATTATAACAGGTCTAGAACTGATTTCCGGGATCATAGTGAACATTATATTAGGATGGAATGTATGGGACTACAGTACTCTCCCAGGAAATCTGCTTGGACAGATTTGCCCACAGTTCACGGTGCTGTGGTTCTTTCTGTCAGCTGTGGCTGTCTATCTGGATGATTGGATAAGATACTTACTGTGGGGAGAAAAACGGCCAAAATATAAATTTTAGAAAGGAAGGATTGAAATGATGGATAAGATTATCACATTGCTGTCAAGCAATTCATTTGTAAAAATTTTGCTGATAGCGGTTGCCTTAGATACGATACTTGGCGTACTCAGGGCGATTAAAGAACACAAATTCAACAGCTGCGTAGGAATCGATGGAGCAATTCGGAAAGCGGGAATGCTCTTGTCGGTATGCTTCCTTATGGCAACGGATGTGATCATGCATATTAATGTATTAAGCATGGTACCTGAGGAGTATGTACAGCTTCTTGGTATTGACAAGATGGGAATCTGCGAATTTTTCAGTTTGTTATTTATTTTATATGAATTGGTCAGCATTTTGAAGAATATGACATTGTGCGGTCTTCCGGTTCCGACAAAGATTAAGAGATGGATCCAGAAGTTCCTGGATGATATGACAGAGGAGCTTCCGGAAGAAGCGGTACAGGAATTGCACCAGTGCAAGAAAGGAGAAGAATCATGACAGAACAGACAATTAAAGAAACAATTAAGAGTTTCGCTTACGGACTTTCAGCAAAAGAAATCTCCGACAACGAAGGAACATCACTTGAAGTTATGGAGAAGTTTGCAGAGGAACACGCTGCGGAGATTGAGCAGAAGAAAGCAGAGCTGAAAGAAGGTGGCTGGTATGAGTAAGTTAATCATTGATGTTAGCTATCATAATGGAGTGATAAATTGGGAAAAAGTAAAAGCATCCGGTTGTGCAGGAGCTATTCTTAGATGCGGATATGGAGATGATATCACATCACAGGACGATAAGCAGTGGATTCGTAACCTTTCAGAATGTGAAAGACTTGGTATTCCGGTAGGAGCATATCTGTACAGCTATGCCACTTCTGACAGACAGGCACAGAGCGAACTTGATCATATTCTTAGATTGATTAAAGGTCATACTTTCCAGTTACCAATCTTCCTTGATGTTGAAGAACCGGGAACACAGCACTATGCTCCTAGATGTTGTGAGATTGTCTGTGAAGGACTCAAGGCTAATGGTTATGTTCCTGGAATCTATGCTTCACTGAGCTGGTTCAATAACTATCTCGGAAATGTTCGTGGAAAGTATGTTGAGTGGATGGCAAGATACAAGAATCTTCCGGAAGATACATACAAAGACCAGTATGCTATTTGGCAGTATTCCTCCGACGGTCATGTAGATGGAGTTAACGGAAGAGTTGATGTCAACTATTGCTACATGGAATTTGGCGAAAGCGCTGCACCAGTAACACCGTCAGCACCTTCTAAGCCAGCAGAGAAGAAAGACTTAGGACAGGTCGATATTACATATCAGGCTTTCACGGATAGATGGTGGCCACCAGTAACCAATAAAGCTGATTGGGCTGGAAAAGGTGATAATGTATCGATCAAGTGGCTTGCAATCAAGGTAAGCAAAGGAAGCATTCGCTGTCGAGTATACACAAGAAAGAATGGTTGGTTGCCATATCTTACATTCGGCAACAGCTATGACTTGAACGATAAGAAGAACGGAATCCTCGGAGATGGTTCGGAGATTCTTGCTATCGAGCTGTACTACATCACACCAGATGGATATAAGTACAAGATGGTCCACTACAGAGTTTCTGTACAGAACAATCCTAACTTCTACGCAGATCAGATCGATACACTGAAAGCAAGTGGCATGGACGGATTCGCTGGAGATAAGAAGAGATTCGTGGATAAGTTCCAATCGTGGATTGAGTAAAAAGATGCCCCAGAGCAATTCGCTTTGGGGCTTTAATATTGTATCATCTTTTTGCGCAGTATTTTGATAGAAGAAAATACGAGTTCCTTCATATTATTATGCGATTCATTTCCAAAAGAATTGGGATAAAGAACTTGCCCATATGGAGATGATCTGTGCAATTATCTATCAGCTGACAAAGAA